ATAATAGTTACATGAATAATATAAATGAGAGTATTAGAAAAAGAATACAATTACAATTTAACTATCCTGTTAAAGAATTAATCTGGACTGTTACTCTAAATGATTATATAGACTGTCATAAATTTTTAGCATATACAAATCAAGATAACTGGGATAATGAGATCATAAATGCAACTAACAGACTATTGTTAGATAGTATAGTAGTTGCAGATAATAATCCAATTAATAGCAGTAGCAGTATATGGATTAAAGTAAGTCCAAAAAGTAAATTACAAGTAGATAATTTATACATAGATAATCAGAGTCCAACAAATACATGGGTTAATCCCAACTCCCTAATATATAATGATAAAAGTATAACAGGTAAGATAATTGCTAGTATAAAAATAACTAGTAATTCTCAGATATTAATACAGAACATCAGTAAATATCTAGATATAATAGATATTAGCATATCTACTGATTTTATGACAGATACTAGGATAGATAGTTCAAAAGATATAATTGTAAATCAATTCGGTAATTATGGATTATTATTAGATTATACAAAAAATCCACTTAATTACGCAGAACTAAGATTTAATGATGAAGAAAGATTTGAAAAGAGAGAGATTAAATATTTTAGTACTTTATTACCTACTATCTATCATAACAATACTCCTAGAGACGGTATAAATGTTTATAGTTTCTCTCTGTATCCAGAACAACATCAACCATCCGGTGCATGTAATTTTTCAAGGATAGAAAGACAGATATTAACTCTGTGGTATGAAAATATTATAAAAAATTCTTTATTTTATGTATTTGCTCCGAATTACAATGTTTTTAGAGTTCAAGATGGATTAACCGCAGTAGTATATACTGATTGATTTTTATTATTATTAATAAATAATAATAAAAATTATATTAGTCAACTTTTGTTACTATATTATTAATTATTTGTTTAGATAATTGATCGTTGTATTTTATTTGTTCTTCTAAATTTTTAATTAAATCATAAGTATGATTGCATCTAGTTATTATTTCTTTTTGTTCATCTAGAGATGGAACTGATATTTTTAGTTTCATTAATTGTTCTTTATTTATACCTGGTTGAGCGGCTCCAGTTTGTAACTTATATATATCATCTTGTAAGATTAGCTTTAAGGAGTAATATATGTAATCTTTTTCATATCCATTGTTAATCTTAGATATATATATGCCATGATTACTAACAAATACTTTATTTGGATATTTACTAACATATCCAGCATATGCACCATCCTTACTTATCAATATAGTATTTTCATCGACATTATATTTATTATTATATCCGAATGGACTTTTACCACCACCTACTACTGGATAAGGTCCATCTATTAATTTATCTTTTGTTATATTTTGTCCATTCTTAAATTCACATATATCCGCTAATAATAGTAGATTTGTTTTTTTTGATAATAAATGATGATAAATATAATTTTTTATTATTTTTTCTAATTCATCAATATTTTTTTTACAAGTATTCTTATTATTTTCTAATAAATCTAATTGTTTGATAATATTTTTTTGTTTATTTAAAGATGGGATAGGTATGTTAATTTTTTCAATATACTCTTTAGATATTTTTTTTTGATTAGAACCTAAAAATCCAGTTTCTAACAATTCAATATGATAATATAGGTAGTAATAAATATATTCAGTAATTACTAGTTCTTTATCTTTAATCTTAAAATGAAAATTATTAGATGTAGTAGAATATTTATCAGTACAATAAATCATACAACGACCTGATCCATTTATGGAATTAATTATTAATGCTTTATCTTCGTAATCATAATCATCAAGATACGAATATCCTTGGATACTACAAGTTATAAATTTATACTTACCAGTTTCTAAAGCTTCATTTGCATTTCTCTTTTTGCCACTAATAAATTCACATATATCACCTAACGATTTGGTATTGAAATTATCTACACAAACTTCATCTTTTTTCTCTATATAATCATTATAATTTAAAGAATAATTATTTTTAGCTATTTGTTCAATAGAAACATCAATTAATAACTTTTTTTCTTTAGTAAATATATCATATTCATAAAACTTTACTGATTTAGTTTGATGTTCTTTAACAAATATATAATCTGTTTTTGTTTTATTCTTTTTAATCTTCATAACATCAGATCCTTCTTTTAACTTTTCAAAATAAAGTACACATGTTTTAATATTTGTATTAGTAAATATATTAGGCGGCAGTATTATAACCTTTTTTAAATCGGATGTTTTCATAATATACTCTCTTAAAGAGACATAAGTATATCCTTTATTAAATAAATCCTGGCCATCTGGAACAATCGTTGCACATCTACCATTTATTTTTAAGATATAAATCATTAATTGTAGAAAGAGAGGAATAGCTGAATTAGATTTTATAGGAAGATAATCACATTTACCTACTATTTGAATACCATCATAATTTAATCCCTTAATACCAAAAGGCGGATTTGCTAGTACTATATCATATTTATCAGTTATTTTATCTCTTATACTATCTTTATGTTTTAAAGAATCAAATATTTGACCAGATGATATTAGCATATTAGCTTTTGCTATCTGATATGTATCAGGTTCAACTTCTCTACCAGATAATCCGTTTATTTTTATAAAATTGTCATCTAATTTGATGTTTTGTTCTTTAGCTATTTTATAAAAATGACGATAAGTTGTAATTAAAAACCCACCAGTACCCATTGCTGGATCAAACACTGTTTCTGTAGTTCCATCAGGATATACTTTAGGATTTATTAAATCTACCATTAATTGTTTTACGATAGAGGGGGTAAAAAACTGTCCTAGGATTTTTCCGGTCATAATATCTTTAATAACTTCCTCATAAGCTTCGCCTTGAATATCTACTTCATATTTTTCGAAAGGAAAATTACTATATTTTTTAATTAGTTCTTTAAATGATGAACCATATTTAATCCTAAACGGATCGTCTAAATTAAATAGATCTTTAAATTTTGGATGATATATTAATATTACTTCTCGCAATCGCATAAGGGTCGATATATAATCGTTTTCAGGAATGTTTTTTAAATTTTTAAATATCGTTAAATTCATATAATATTTAATATTTTTTTCATCATAATTATTAAGATCGTAATAATCCATGTTATAAATATTTATATTACCATTTATTATTTGTGGTTCTGATAATCTTAAAATTAATAAACTAGTTATGCATCTTAAAGCTTTTTCACCTGTTAAATGTTCTCGATCTCGTAAAAAATCTAAAGACCATCTAAAAAGATTAGTTAATTCTTCTTTATCTTCTAATGTATCTTCTATACATTCTTTTTTAGATTTATGACGATTAAATTCTATCTTTTTTTTAAAAGATAAAGCGCATATATCGCATTGATATTTATTTATAGCCTTATTTTGCTCCATTATATCTTATAATAGTAATAATTATAACATGAATGGTCTTATATATTTTATTTCAATTTTTATCAATCTTTTTTATGGATATGTGACAAATAATAGAAAGATCTTTTAATTCTTTAGTAAAAAAATCACATATTAAAGGAGGTAGTAATTTATCGATAGTTCTACAATATCTATATATTTTATCATAACTATTAATATATTCATTAATTTCATTATTATTTTCTCTGATAATTTGTTTTATGGACATTTGACATTCATCAACACTTTGATAATATTTACTCCTATCTATATTTAGATATTCAATCCAACCCGGAAAATCATGAAAAGTTAAAAATGGATTAACCGGTAGTCTATTGTCCAATTCACATAACTTGAGATAATCTTCTTTATCGTTAAATTCTATCTTATGTTTTTTTATAATATCCATTGCTATCTTGCATGTAATTCCATCTACATAAATATTTTGTTTTATCTCTTCATTAATCATATCCGGAATATTTTTCCATTCTAAATATTTTAATATAGTATCGCTTATATTAAAAATTATCTCTTTATTTACTCCTACTAATATTTTAATCTTACCATGATCTTTATCATAAGTAATTATTTTTTTTAGTTTATCATACTCTTTATTCGGATCAAAAAACGGATCTATTATATTGATATTTTTTACTAGAATAATATAATCACATATCATATTTATAAAATTTCTGATCTGATCATCATCGTCTTCAAAACAAAAACAATCAAATACTATAGATTTTTCTTTTTGTTTATATTTTCTTACGGATCTTCCGATCTGTTGTTGACTTTTTACTGATGATCTGTTAAACACCGGTTCTAAATTACCACATATATCAATCCGGGAATCATCAAACCCTTCTTTACCTTGTTCTACGGCGATTAATACACATTTATCACGATAATGTAAAAATTGATCTAACTGAGATCCGTTCTTATTATTTTGCGAGTATGTAATAAAAAATTTGTATTGAGATATGTTAGGATATTTTTCTATATCATTTTTACAATCTTCGAATATTTGCTTCCAATTTTTAGCATTTTCTACACGCTGAGACCAAAAAACCCCCTTATTTGTATATGACATTCCTAATAATTTATCGATATGTTCTAACATAATTTTATAATTACCTATATTTATTGCTATCTGTTTTTTATATTTTTGGTATGATATTTTTTTATCTAATTTTGTATCGATCCAGTAATAATCTGGCGCTACTATAATACCAGAGTTTATCGCATCTAAAAATGTCATTACAGATATAAAATTAATATTAGTTCCATCACCAAATATTTTTTTTATATTATGAATATTTTCTTTATTATCTCTTATCGGTGTTGCCGAAAATCCTAAAATGCATTTTAAATTAGTCCAATTATTCTTTGTATATTCTAAAAATTGATACCTATCATTAGCACCGGCCCAGTGAGATTCATCCATTATTATCATTCCAAATTTATCTAATAATATATTTTTGTATCTCTTGTTGTATAGTATAGAAGCAGTATTAGTTATCATAAAAACTCTTTTAGATAATTTTTTGTTTAAATTATCAATATCTAAATTATCATTATAACAAATTAATAAATCATATAAATCATAAGACTGGATTATCCCCATTTTGATGCACATATCTAATTTTTTTGTATCATCAAACTTAGATTTTAGGACATCTATTCTTTCTGTTATCCATAAAATAGAATCCGGATAAGTTATCATATATTCACCTATACAACCAAATGCAGTTATTGATTTACCTGTTCCAGTCGGTTTAGATATAATTCCACAGTTTATTCTAGTCGTATTATTATCCAATAATTTTTCTCTAAATTTTCTAATATCATCCATCTGATCATCTCTTAATTTATAATTTTTAATTTCATTTATTTTGTATAACCCTCTCGTTGTTAGTATGTTTATTATAAATTTTTCGAGTTTTTTAACTAAAGTATTTTGTTGATCTTCTACTGGATCAGATAAATTAGCATTTAGTAAAGAGATATTATAATATTTTTTTGATGGATATTTAGAATTTCCAATTTCTGACATAATATCATATCCTGTTTTTGTCATCTTTATTTTTGATAAAAATATTCCACATAATAGTTCTGTGTTATTACCTAATTTTTTAATCATTTCTTCACTAGTATTTATAAACTTATGAATATGAGATATTTCCGGAGCAGAACTCGCCCATTTATCTTGTATAGTAATAATCTTATTATTGATAATTGCTAAATGATCTATTCCATACATTGATTTGCCATATATTTTTACTATTTTCTTCTCTGTAAAAATATTATCAAAAATATTTAGGTCGTACAATAGTTTATTGATTTTATCCTCTAAAATAAATCCTATATTCTTTTGTGTATTAGGATAATCCATTATAGTTCGTTATATTATGATATATTTTTGAATATATATCATAATTATTAAATTTCAATTTTTTACATGACTAAATAGAATTTATATCCTCTTAATAATCTGGTAATAACTACTAGTTAGTTTTTTAATCTTACTGTTATCTATATCATTATTGTAATTAAATTTATCAGGATATTCTATCTTGAGTTTATCCAAATATTCAACCGCGATATTAAATTTATCAATCGTATTAATTTTATTAGATGAACTAGTCTTCCATGATTTTAATCCAGGTACATCCACTATAAATCTATCTCCATGAGATTTATCGGGCTTCATATAACATATATAACTAGGTATATCATCTAACTTAATATTTGATTTTACTAAATTATCATGTAAAATCATCGTTCTAGTTTTTTTCTTGTATTTTATCTTATCTTGTATTAATAGATTTTCATAACGATTATCTGCACCTATATTGTTAATATGTACTATTTTCTTTTTATTCTTTTTGTTATAAAGAGCAACAACTATATCATGCAAAAAAATCTTCTTACTAATATCATTACATTTATGATAACAATAAATCATCCCTGTCTTATCGCATTTCCACTTTTTTTTCATATTCCTAATCAATTTATAATTATCCCAATCTAATACTATCGGATTTTGTTGTATATTATATTTAACTACTGATATGACCGCATAATATTTATATTTATATCTAACCTTTTTAATCATATAATTTTATCATCGATTAAAATAATTATCCAGAATAATATATATATACATGAGCTTTTTAGTAGAAAATTTTAGAGGTGGTGGTGGATCTCGGGGTGGATCATATGGTGGATCACGCGGCGGATCTTATGGTGGATTTCGTGGCGGATCATATGGCGGATCTCGTGGCGGATCATATGGCGGATCTCGTGGCGGATCATATGGCGGATCTCGTGGCGGATCATATGGTGGATCTCGTGGTGGATCGCGTGGTGGATTTCGTGGCGGATCATATGGCGGATCTCGTGGTGAATATGTTAGATCATCAAATAAATATAAAAAACATTATGATTATAATCATGGTCACAGACATCGTCGTAATAGGAGATATTATAGTAATAATGATTATTATGGTGGAGGATACGGATGGAGTTACGGATGGGGTTATCCATATTATTTAGATTACGATGATTATTACATTGATTATGATATAGATTATCCAGTGACTACTACATATGTAAATGAAGATTTAATCGATGTACCTATAAATAAGAATATTACTACAGAAGAAGACAATAGTAATATTGAATCTTTTAATTATCCACCATATAATGACAAACAGTATATTTATACTTTTGTATTAGTACTAGTTATTATTATAGCGATTTTTTATTATCAAAAAAAATCATAAATACATTTATATATGGCAGGAGGTTTAATACAAATATCAACGTATGGTAGTCAAGATTTATTTTTAACAGGAACTCCTGAGATAACTTTTTTCAAGATAGTATATCGGCGTCATACACATTTTGCAGTAGAATCGTTATATCTTAATTTTGATGATCCAGTCTATTTTGGTTCTACATCTTCTATTACAATCCCACATATTGGTGATTTAATCCATCATACATATCTAGAGATAGATATCCCGGAGATAAACTTGATAAAATATAATGCGCCTACTAACATCTCTCGAGCAGAATTAAAAAAAGCTCAAGAAAACTACGATATTACTATTAATTTTATGACTATCAACAGACAAGCATATGTCGAATCGTTAAGTATAATTGAATCAAGCAATAATACTGATTCTAGTAAAATAATCAGTATTATCAACAGTATTTTTAATAATCCAGTTAATCAGACAACAATACTTAATTTTAAAATATTAATGTCTGATCCTAACTATAATCCGGTCTATACTTACGACGAAGTAAGTATGCAATCGGTAGTTAGTACTATCTCTCCATCAGATCCTAAAGAATTTGCTTTTACCGCGATGAATATATCTCTTGATAAATCTACTTTAGTTCAACAGTATTTTTTTAATCTGATGAAAGATCAACAAATAATCTATCAAGACTTATTAAATAAACATATTAAATTTGCTTGGGTTAATAAATTAGGTCACGCGATCCTTAATTATATGGAAATTTATATAGGAGGTCAAAAAGTGGATAAATCGTATGGTGATTGGTTAAATATATGGTATGAACTATCTTCAAATAGAGACATACAAGATACTTACTATAGGATGATAGGTAATATACCCGAATTAACTGGATTCAATAAACTAGTTAAACCGAAATATCAGTTAAGAATCCCTTTACAATTTTGGTATTCTAGATTTAGTGGATTAGCTTTACCATTAGTTGCTCTCGAATATCATGATGTTAGGTTTGTATTTAATTTTAGAAATATTGAAGATGTATCTTATATTGAAAAAAATGCAACTATTGAATCAGATGTAGGTGATAGTATATTTTTGGATGAAGTGCCAGAACAGTTAAAATTAAATATTAGTGCTAGATTATTAGTAGATTTTATTTATTTAGATTCTGGAGAAAGAAGAAGATTTGCACAGGCTAGTCATGAATATCTAATAGAACAGTTACAACTAATAGAATATCCGGATATCAGTCTAAATAATTATGAAGCTATATTAAATTCTTTCGTTCATCCTACTAAAGAGTTAGTATGGGTTGTGCAAAAAACTAGTTATACTGATAATATTACTGGCTATCATAAAAATGTGTGGGATAATTACAGTATTAATTATGAAACTGGAGTTGGTAACCCGGTCCTATTTTCAACACTGACTTTTAATAGTTATTCTAGATTGAATAATCTTGATCGAAACTATTTCAATTATGTTCAACCGTATCAATGTCATAAAACAACACCATCCGATGGAATTAATTGTTACAGTTTTTCTATATTTCCGGAAGAACATCAACCATCTGGAACAGCAAATTTAAGTATGATATCAAAAATATCACTGACTCTAAATATAGATCCACAAGTTTTAGTAGGCGATACTGTAAATATTAGGATTTATGCGGTTAATTACAACATTTTAAGAATTGTTAGTGGAATGGCTGGCCTTGCTTACACTTTTGGTTAAAATAATTTATAGAATTATTATACTATAAATTATAATTATGACAGGCGGAATTATGCAGTTAGTGGCGAGAGGTGTCGATGATATATTTTTAACAGTAGATCCTCATATCACTTTTTTTAAGTCTGTCTATCGAAGACATACTAATTTTTCTAAAACTGAATATAATTTAAGATTTACTAATAAAATAGATTTTGGAGTAAAAAGTGATATGAAAATTCAAAAATACGGAGATCTCTTATACAAGTTATATCTAGTAATTAATTTACCGTTTGTTAATTTTACATATCAAAATTATACTGTAAAACAAGTTCAAGATTTACTAATAAACTTAAATATAGATTGGACAACTACTAAAAATCCAGATGATTATATAGATCAAACTGATTATGATAATATTAAGATTTTAATCAATCAAGAGATATTTACTCTTAAACACGATAATCTGATATCCACAAATATGATTGATAATATAACAAATTTAACGAGTTTAATAAATCCTAATATCTGGATATCAAACAATCCTAAAGGGACATCTGATTTATATTATGATGATGTAGTGACTGAATATTTTACTTATAATCAATATCAGATTGAATATGAGTTTATTAATGCTAATAAATTAGATAAAATAAACCCCCGATTATTATACAACTCTGATAATACAAAAGATATTTTATTTTTAGATTATAAAAATTATGCTCTAGGAGTCAGTATATTCGATCAAACTAGTTTTAATGATGAAAATATATTTTTTATTTACAATACCGATAATGCCGATTATTATATTGAAGGACATGTTGAATATATCAAAAGTTTTACTATATTTCAAGCTGGAATATCTAGACAATATCTAAATAATACACTATTGTATGATTATTTGGATAGTTACAAGATTTTTAATTCATATCTACTTAAATACAATACAGAGATTAATAGTGAATTTGATATAATAAGAACAAAAGATACTATCATCAATACTATTATTTATGATTTACAGAATAATATATTAGAGCTAGAAGCAATCTATAACTCTCTACAAAATAATGCACAGTTCATATTTTATAGAATTATGAATAAAAAAACAGGTGGATATGATATATATGGATCCTGGACTAATATGTCCACCGCAAATAATATTAATCCTATCATACAAGATCAATATACTAGTAAATTTAATATTACACCTATTGCTGGTGCCCCATCAGATATCTATATCCCCATACAAGATTATACAAATATAAAAGTAGAAGATTTTCATAACTCGAATACAATTATCTTTAATAGTAATTTATACAATAGTTATCTAGATGATGTCAATCTAACAGTCAGGTTGGATATAATTAATTCTGGTTTATATGCAGATGTAATTAAGAGTCAAAATAATGGTGCTATACCATCTAATTTTGGTAATATCCTTTTTTTAAATTATACTCCGATATTTTCAAACAGAGATATCCCGACTGTTATAAATCTAGTCTTAAAAAATCTGTTAGACACTCATCCAGAACATGCACAAGAAATCCAGAATATTATCAACATCCTAGATCCATTATTAACAACTACTCAGACAGATATTAATAATAAACTCATACCTGTAATAATCAATACAACATATGATTTTTTAATTATCAATAATCTGAATATTTTTAGAAGTATATTAGGACCTAGTGGTGATGTATTATATCCAGCAATTATCAGACAGGGTGAATTTTTAACTTTTAATAATATTGATTATGTGCCTCCAGAATATGTTGTTGTTAGATATTTGGATTTAATAAATAGTATATCTGCACCATATTATCAAGTCATTAGACCTATCTTAGTATCAGTTATTAATCTTTTTGGATTATCTCCAGAAAAAATCCCAGATTACACTACATACTATGATAATAACTATAACAGTAATCCACTTTTAAAAATAAATACAAAACCTCCGTTAGGAACACTTAATGCATCGCCGACTATTTATATCTACTCGGATATTTTGAATAGTATTTGGATTAATATATTAAAAAGTTTTGTAAATAATTATAACAACCTTTATACTAACAACATTCTTAATAGTACAGTATATACTGATGAATTTGGAGTAGAGATAGATAGTTATCTAGTTCATATAACAGATCAGATATTAAATAATCCGTCTAACTATTATTATGATTCTAGTAAAACTTATTTTCAAAATAAATTACCTATTAATAATGGAGAGATTGGAAAATATCTAAATCGAAGGTTGAAAATTTTACAAGATCAATTAAAACAGTATGATAATAATTATGGAATATTATTAGTTCAAGATATAGTATTACAAGGTGATATTTACTATTTTGATTATTATCAGCATATTCTAGATACTTTAATAAATATTCTAGAATACTCAAAAGATCCTAACGGAAATCTAATATACTACCATCAACCTCATAATCAAACAATAGCAGATCCGGTTTATAGATCTAAGATTAAACACACTGGATTAATCGGCATATTAGATATAATTAAAGAGACAAACGATTATTTTGAATTACTGATTACTAGTATAACTAATCCTTTTAATATACATACTGATCGTCATAAATATGAATTATGGAATAAATTATGGCTACCTATTAAACAGTTTGATACAGAGGAAGAAAGATTGAAATATCAAAAATTATTTGATAATTTAACTACAAAATATTTATTTAATATAAAGACCGATCTAGATTTGTATTACAACAGTTTAAACCATGATACTGATGTTTATAATTTTATGTTGGATATAATAATAGATATTACACCCCTATACGATAAAAAATTAGTTATTGATCCATCTATTATAATAACGACCGAAAATATAATAAATCTGTTTCAAACAAATATAAATACTAATACAAAAACTATAGATAAATTGAATAGCGTTGATCAATCAATAAAAGTCAATTTAACTAAATCAGGACAACCATCTAATTTTGCATGGATTGAATATATTGGATGTTATATCATTAAGAAGATAAATCTATATATTGGCGATCAGTTAATTAATAGTCATACAGGAGAGTATATATTTTTGTATTACAACCTAAATAGGAGAAGACAGAAAAACAGAGGATTATTGGATTTAATAGGACAAAATCCAGTATTAACAGAATATAATAATAAACCTAAACCAGAATATCAGATAATATTACCTCTAGTATTTTTTAACTGTAATAATCCAGGTGTAGCCATCCCGTTAATTGCATTACAACACACAGATATTAGAATACACATTGAATTAAATGATCTGGATTCAATGTGTGTAACAGACTATCGAAAAGATATACATATCTCAGATTGTTATATTATCGGGGAGTATATCTATTTAGAGGAAGAAGAAAGGAGAAATTTTGCTACTAATAAACATGAGTATTTGATAGAAACTTTACAGTATAACGGTGATTTAATCATCAACAAAAATAGTTTATATGACAATGATGAATTAAATATAAAATTTTATTTTAAAAATCTAGTAAAAGAATTAATCTGGATGGTTCAAGATATGAATAATGTTCGTAATAAAAAATATTATGATTACACTTATAATAATAAAAATCCAGCAGATAAGATTAAGATTAAATTTATGAGTAGAGATAGAGAGCCCTATAAAGACAGTATTTACTATAATTATATTATGCCATATGAAAGACATACATCTAACCCGATATTAGGTGTGAATAATTATTCATTTTCTTTATTTACAGATAATTTTATGCAGCCGAGTGGTTCTGCTAATATGAGTCGGATAGATGATGCGGGATTGGGTATTATATTTAATAAGGATGTAATTAATGCTATTTATAAAGGTGGTGAATTTAGATGTCCAGTATATGCGGTCAGTTATAATATACTTAGAGTAATGAGTGGATTATCTGGTCTCGCTTTTAATTATGTATAAAATAATTATAATAATAATTATAATTATTATGGCAGGAGGTTTAATACAACTAGTTGCATATGGAGCTCAAGATATGTTTTTAACAAAAGATCCACAGATAACATTTTTTAAGATGGTATATCGGCGTCATACTAATTTTTCAACAGAAGTTATCCCCCAGTATTTTATACAAACTCCTAACTTTGGTAATCGAGTATCATGTGTATTATCTAAAAATGGAGATTTAATCAGTAAAATACATTTAGTTGCTATATTACCGAATATACCTGAATTTAAAGATATCAATGGTAATCCAGATATTTTAAGTAAATTTGCATGGGTTAGAAGAATTGGTTATGCTTTAATTAAGACAGTAGAGATTGAGATTGGTAATGAACTTATTGATAGACAGTATGGGGACTGGTTGAATATATGGCATGAGTTATATCTACCTAACAATATGGATATAGATAAGATAATTGGCGATGTTCAAGAGTTATATGATTTTACTAACAGTAAAAAATCCTATAAATTAATTATCCCGTTGAGATTTTGGTTTAATCGAATATACGGATTAGCATTGCCTGTTGTGAGCTTACAGTATAATCATATTACTATCAATTTAGAACTAAATGACACGAACAAATGCTACAATGTTATACCTACTGATTATATAGCAGTAGATAATGATTTAGTTAATTTTATTGATTATGAATATATTGAACAGATTATTGAAGGTGTTAGTTCATTAGCCAGATATATCCATTTTGATGTCATTAATAGATACATGTATATTTGGAGGATTAGTAATAACAGTTTTAAAAGTGTTACTGTCAGTGATAATACTAAGATTATGACAGAACAACAACAGAGAGAAATATTATATAAAAGAGATAAATCTGGTAATTTTGTTAATCAACAGTATTTTATTATAGGACTAGAGAGCAAGTTCGAGGCAATGCCTAGAATTAATAGCTCTGAGAGAGTTGTGATTAATAGCTCAGTTAATTTAAAAAACATAAGTTTAAATGATTCATATTTACTGGTTGAATATATCTTTTTGGATGATACAGAACGGATGAGATTTGCACAGAGTAAGCATGAATATCTAATACAACAACTAGCTTATAACGGAGAAAATACTCTGAACGGAATAAATCAATCTTTTAAAATAGGATTTACTAAGCCGTGCATTGAGTTATATTGGGTAACTCAATTGAATCAGGCGATAAAGATCAATTCTACATTTAATTATAGTGATAGCTTGATTGATAATAATAAAACTGGTAATATATTAGTAAAACAGAGTATATTATTTAATGGACAGGAGAGAGTGACTACACGAGATAGTTATTATTTTACTGATCTACAGATTTATGAACATCATACTAACTCTCATAATGTTATTAATACTTATTCTTTTGCATTGTATCCAGAAAAAAATCAAATATCAGGAGCAGTTAATATGAGTAAGATTGATAATATTTTATTGAAAGTTTCTAGTAATCCTAATATTAATTTTAATAATACTGCTAAAATCAGGATATATGGATTAACTGAAAATATACTTAGAATTGTTCATGGTATTAGTGGATTAGTTTTCGCGAATGACTCTTCTTATTTAATTAATTATATTTAACAAATTATAATTAAATTTTTTAATTAGCATTTTGGACAAGTACTTGAATCGCTCTCCCTGCTATAGTCTGATAATGACTTAATTTATCTACATATTTACCCATTGTTTCATCAAAATTAGAAAAATCTCTCATTAATACATCTGTTGTAATTGGTTCTCCTGTCTCACCAGAGATTTTCGCATTATTAACATGTTCAATTGCACCTAATATTAATTTGTGTAATTTTCTCTCGTAAGTACATACTTTCAATACTGTGTCCTTCAAGTTTTTAAGATCATTTTTATCTATCGATGATCCTTTTGATTCAATAATTGCCACCAACGAGTTTATAGTGTCTTCCATAAGAGAGCAACTAGTTATAATATCACCACCGCCTGATTGAGATAACATTTTTTTACTGTTTTCAATCATCTCAGTCGGAATAATCGGCATATTTAAGATAGATTGTTTTAAAGATCTACCGTTACCCATTTGAATTATACCACTTCTATTTTGTAGTTCTATTAAAGATAATATATCATTGTTAATTGATTTAGGTGTTTCTTTAGACTTTAATAAAGGTTTAGTTGTAATATGTCGTGATCTACCGTATAAATCATTCGCATTTTGCATTCCAAATGGATATTCTTGTTCTTCATATGGCTTTTCCTGAACAGAGTATTTTTGTCTTAATCTAGGATTGTTATGATTTAGTAACATCGGATTGGCATTAATAAAATCAGATAACATACTTAAAGCTCTTAATAGAGGGCGACTCCGCTCATCTCGAAACCATTCAGATTGTTCAGTTAAATGACCATCTCCTTTTTTTTCGTTATATTTGGAATCTTCTCGTTCCATCCAATCATTTAGTGATTCCATTACTCTGATTTTATTTTTATTCTTGTCTAGTTTCTCCATTGGTTTAAATCCAAAGCGATGTAAAATCTGGTAAGCTAAATATGGATTCATGTTTCTTATTTGACGTTTGAATTTATTTTCGTAATTATATGTTTTATCATTGTAAATATTTGCAGAGTTTAGAAAATTATCATTATCGAACCGCTCTGTTGGGTCTATTTCTAGATAATATTGTAATGGGTTATCTATTATTTTTTTTGTACCAAAGATAGTTTTTGGTTTTAGTGTTTCTCGCACTGTTTTTTTTGCTTCTTTAAATTGTTTTTTTAATTTTTCTGGTAGATTTTTTGTGGATAAATTGAATATGTTCTTGGAGTCTGTATGTTTTTTGGAACTTTTTTCACCCCCTACATGCTCTTCAACTTTTTCTTCAGTCTTTTTTACTTTATCATATGTCTCTTCCATATCTGCAAAATCAAAAGGCAAAAATACGACAGGCACAGTAGAATAATATTTGTACATAGTATTTTTACTCACTGGTATTCTTGGATCTGCAATAGAAACTACACAATACTCACCGAGATCATTCGTTAATTTGGAACCATGTGATTCTATTTTACATTTAGAAACAGTATAAAGAGTAGGGAAATAAGTAAATCTAGATAAATCGGCTGTACTTTTGTTTAAGACTTTTCCTAATTCTGTTTGTGTTGGTACTGCCTCTGGTGTTTTTTTTGCTGCTCTTCTTAATCTTCCTTCTTCTTCACTTTTTTGATCTGCGAATGCTCTTTCAAATTCTCCTTCTCTACTTTGTTCTCGTATTTCTAAATCATCGGACATTTAAATATATAATATAAATTTATAAAAAAATTATAAATAATTACAAATAATTATTTATAATTTATGATTAAGTATAATTATTACATACTAGGATGCCTTTTCAAATTACCAATTTTACTCATTAAAAGTAGTGTTCTACTATCATTTTCTTCTAAATTTTTTTTTAGAACAGATATTTCTTCGTCATATTTTTTGAACAATATATCTTTAGTTAATACTTCATTTACAAATTCGCCTAATCTTCTCTTTTCGGCTATATATCTAGATGCTGCAGTATATACTTCTAGTAATTTTTTTTCTAACTTACAAGTTTGTTGTATGCTATTTTCAAATTCACGACATAAATCTGGATCAATACCGCCACTTATATTTTTTAAATTTTTTATATCTTTATGAATATTTTCTAATATAGAACAAGCATTTTCACCCCCACCTGACATATCAGACTGTGCTAGAATATTATCGCCTAAATACTGTGATCTTAACGCCATCTCTGAAGCTGATACATACATTCTTCTAGATCCGCCAAATATATTACTTCCATATGCAATTTTTTTTAATCTTGTTATGTCATCGTTAATACTAGCAATAGTTTGTTTTTCTCCTGGTTTTCTGCTTTTTTCATGATATAAATCTGCTGCAAATTGAATACCCCAAGGATTAGTTGATTCTTTATTTTCATAAATTTCTGGGTTAAAGATTCCAGGATTGCAGTTAATTAAACTGACTATCATGTTGAAAAATACTAACAAATGTGGCTGATCCCTTAATATTTTAGTTCTGGTTTCCTTTTCTAAACATGAAAAATGACTAATATCTCTGTTCATCCATTCGTAAATAGTTTCTAGTTTTCTAAGTTTTTTATTCATGTCATAATCGTTATATTCTATTATTTGGATATCTAAGAATTTAATTATCTGTAACGCATTATATATATTCATGCTGCCGACAAGTTTCTTAAAGCCTTTTATTTGATTGTTTAATCTTTGAAGATAACTTGATTTCTCATTTTTTGGCATATCAGTAATATGATTCGTTAAATCTGATAATTTATAATGAGATGGTGCTGTAATTATTTCAATGAAATCTTCCTGATTTTTCCCATTATTGTATTCGTGTTTTTGAAATAGATTATCTACGTTTAAAAAATGATTTTTAAAATCTTCTGTGCTACTCATTTTAAAATCCACGAATTTTTTTTTTCGTCTGTTGTATAACGTATAACTACCATTTTTCTCTTTTTTGGAACAATATATATAAGATTGTTCATCAAACTCATAATGTCTTTGGAGTTTTGTATATAAACCTGAATAACTTGATTCATCATTTAGTAATGCATCGAGGGCTATTTTTTTGCTTTCAGCCATTTAATTCAAATATATAAATATTGATAGAAAAAAAATAATTATATTTAATATATTAATATGTTAAAAAAGTTAGAAAATCATCTAGACCTAAAATATTTTATACTAATAATTATTTTAGCAATAATAATTTATTATTATTATTGGGGTAGTTACGAAAATTTTGTAAATAACAAAAAAACTCCAGTAATTACCCTTTATTATGCGTCATGGTGTTCAGCGTGTGCAGAGTTTAGACCGATATGGGATAATTTTAAGAAACAATCGAATATAAATATAAAAGAAGAAGATTGTTCAGGTAATAATTCATGTCCAAACATTCCAGGTTTTCCAACTATTATATTAACAAACAGCTCTGGACAAAACATAACTTATACTGGAGATAGAACTGTACAAGATCTTTTAGATTTTGTGAGTTCAAACTAATATAAAAAAATAATTGTAAATATAATTATAATAATCATGTCATCAGTAAATCTATATGATGTTCTAGAAGTAGAACCAGATTGTACTATACAAGATATAAAAGATTCATATAAAAAATTAGTCTTAAAATATCATCCAGATCGTCCAAATGGTGATTCAGATATGTTTGAATTAATTACTCAGGCATATACAACTCTATCAAATAGTAAAAGGAGACAAGAATATGATCAATATTATAGTATATCAAAACAATCAGAACTGGATCATATTAGTCTTAAAAAACAATCTCAGAATTATTATAAATATAATAAAAATTCTAAATCAAAAGAAGAATGTAAGAAAGAATTTGAACAAGAATTTAATAAGAAGAATATTCCAATAACCCCTATAACAGAAAAAGAATATAGAAAAAAATTAAAAGATTTAGAGACAACTAGAGAGCAAGAAGATATAGAAAATATTCATGAGAAAATATTTGATGATGGTAGATTTGATATAAGTAAATTTAATGCTGCTTATGATGCAGTTCATGGATCTAGTGCATCATACGATATAATACCACATACTGGTAATCCAAGTGCATATAATATTATGTATGGATCAAACTTTAGTAGTACAAATATAAATAATCCAGATGATTTGGATGATCTAGATAATTTTACAGTAGATTATGCTCCTATTAATATTAGTAATAAGAGTAATAAACTAACTAAAGAAGAGATAGATAATCTAAAAGGAGCCTCTTATGTTCGTAATTATAAAAAACCGATTAAACAAGAAAAAATTAAAAAAATGATCGAAAAAAGAGAATCATATGATGAAAATTATAATGATCATAAGACGGATGATTATGGTGGCTATGGCATATTTGATAAAATAGGTATATCTAAAGAAGAGATCAATGATCTTTATCAAGAAGATATTAAGAGTAAATATAAAAAATTGTTAGAAGATAGAAGATAAATCAAAATAATTTAATTTATTAATAAAATTATTTTAGCATAATATCCATAATAGTATCATACCCAGTGTGATACAATTCTAGTTTTTTATCTCGATCAATATTAAAATCAAGAAAATTAACATGATTAATATTAATATCAATAGTATATTTTTCATAACCTTTTTTAGAATTAATATTAGATCCAACCATAATAGACATAAAAACTGCTTCTAAATAACTTTCTAGATTATTAATATTTTTGTGTTCAATAATATCCACATTATAATTTAAAAATACACCAATAACATCATCTAATTGATCTTTAAATAAACTAATAGGATAATTATCAATCACACCACCATCTACGTATAAATTATCTTGATAATTGATAGGATTGAAATACAGAGGTACTGCGGAGCTCATTCTAAGAGCAGTAATTAAACTAACATCTGGATAACTTTCTGGATTTAGATAAACGGGTTTTAAATCATTTACACATACAGTCGAAAAGTAAAATTTATATTTTTTATTTATCTTGATATATAGTTCTCCTATTGTAATATTAGGATCAATATTTTTAGTTTGTATTAGCCGTTCGATGACATAAAAAAATTTATCTCCGCTATCTAATCCATATGTATCAAGGATATTCAATAAACTGATATTTTTAGTTTTACTCATATCAAACTCAATAATAAAATCTCTTAATTCATCGGGAGTATATCCGATTAAAAAGAGTGCAATAATAATAGATCCGATAGAACATCCAGATAATATTTGAAAATTATCTAATAATTCTAATTGTTCGAGAGCTTTTAATACTCCGATAAAAGCGATACCTTTAATACCTCCTCCACTAAACACGAGTATTTTCTTATCACGAATATTATCTATGTTAAACATGAATTATTATTATAATTATTATTATAATAATATTATGAACAATATCTGCGTTGATAACTTATTTAACTACAAGAAGAGTGATCATGAGCCTTTAACAGTATATACTTTATATAATCCACATAAGATCAGAGAGAAAAAAGAAGAAAAATTAAGTGTCAAACAGCTAATATTAGAACAAGAGGATAAGAAGAAAAAAATTAAAAAAGAGTATAGAAAAATATACAGATTATCGATGAGCAAGATTAAACTCGCTAACAAGATGAAGCAGAGGTATGTATTATATGAAGTTCCTGAATCAGTATATAGATGTCCGGACTATAATTCAATAGAATGTTTGGTATATGTACAAAAAAAACTACGAAAATTAAAATTTTCAACAGAGATAATGTCTGATAATACTCTCTATATAGATTGGTCATTCATACAAGAATAATAATTAAGTAGATCTGCCGATCTTAACGAAAAAATCTAGTAAAAATATGACTATTAAGCCAATTATTCCGATTATGACTAACTCTTCTATCTTATAACCACCGATTAATTTTTTTTCTTGATCTTGTTCATGATCTTGATTTTTATTTAACTCTTGAAAAAACTCATAATTATTTTTATTATTATTTTTATTAGTATTTTTAAGTATTTTTTTTATTCTATATCTACAGTATTTACAAGAATTAACATGATTAAAAGTATCAGGAGAACAAAAAGATCTATTATCTAAAGTAGATTTAGTATCTAGAGTAGATTCATTATCAGTATCAAGAAAATATTTAGTAAATTGGTTAATATATTTATTATGATTTATTTTAGTAGATTTTTTTTTATCTAGATCTACATTAAAACTAGAAAAATCATCAAATATACTATCTTGTTGATCTTGATCTAATTGATCTAATTGATTTAGTTGATTATTTTCTTGATTTTGATCATAATCTAGTTCTTGATATATTTTTTTTCTAATTTCAGATAAACTAGTTCCTCCTATATTTTTATCATTATTATCACAAGATAGATCTCCTTGTGCAGAAAACATAGGAGTTTTAGGTTTATTATTATATGCTTCTGATATATTACAATACATCATAATTTATTATAAAATATGGATGATAAAAATTTTAGAATAATTTTAATTATAATTGAAAAAAAATAATATTATTAATTATATATGATTAAAAAAGTGTTAGATAACAGTGTAATATCAGTAGCATTTGCATTATTTTTGGTTCTATATGGATTAGCATTATCGCGCGTTGAATTAAACTCGAGCATACATAGATTATTTGAAAATAACATGTTTAGAGTAGTAATATTATCTGTTTTTATGTTGATAATACCTAATGTATATGCGGAGAGTCGTAATATGAAGATTGATTTAAAACCGCATATAGTAATTTTGATTACTCTCATATTTGTAGTGACTTTATCTTGGTTGAATGAGATGGATATGCGCGAGTATTATATAAAGAATAAAGACAAAAAATAAGTTGCGATAAATATATAAAATAACTTTCTATAAGATATTTATGTATAATAGAAATAGTGATTCTAGTTCAACGAGTAGTGATTCGAGTAATCTAAATTATAACTATAGATCATCTAAAACAAATTTAGTAAATAATAACATATCAGTAGAACATATTAAGAAAATGGCAGATTCAAGTTCAGATGAAAATTTAATAGAAGATTCAATGATCAAAAATATGGCTAATTTAAAGACAACAGAAACAGATATGATGTTTGATTGTTTTGGTAACAAAGAAAAATATATTGATAAAGAAAATGTTATTATCTTCGAAAAAGATAATAACAGTCCGAGTGTCAGTTCTAGTTCTAGCTCTAATCAAGCAACTAGTAACACTCACAATATAGGTGGTAATGTTGGTGGAGAAGAATATTCAGATAATTTAGATGATTATATAGCAAAGCCAAAAGGCGGAGATCATGGACCGTCGTATGGCGATGGTCCGAGTAACATCAGTAAGAATACCAATACGAATCAATTTCAAACAGAAGAGGAGGAGATGCTAGCTAAACTAGATATGTTAAGAAAGTTAGGAGAACTAACTCAGTATGGAGTTACTCTATCACAAAATTACAGTATGAACTCTGATTATAAAGCCATGAAGTATGAATATGAGTTACATAGAAGTATTAGAGATAAACATAACGGGATAAAATGGCTGAGTAATATGATGTTAAATGTTTGTTATGGATTAGAACTTGCAAATGAAAAATTTGATCCGTTTGGTTTTCAATTAAAAGGATGGTCTGAACAGATGAATGATGATGTAGGTGATTATTATGATGTTTTTGGTGAATTGTATGAAAAATATTTTAAATCAGGAACACCTATACCACCGGAGATTAAATTAATGTTTATGATATCTGGTAGTGCGATTAAGTTTCATCTAGCCCATGCATATTTAAGTAACATTCCTAACTTAGGAGATATGTTATCTAAAAATCCGGCTCTAGCACAAAAACTACAAGAACAAGCGGCAGAAAAAGTAAGAGCAACACATCAGAAACAAAATGAATCATTTAATAACTCAAGAAACAATTTACATGAAACTGCAAAAAAACAGGCAGAAGATATACAGATGTTAAGAGATAAACAAAAAGAACATTTAAATCGCGAATCTTTATGGGTTAATCAAGAAGAAAATAATGAAGATGTATATCAAAAACAGATGAAAATACAAGAATTACAAAGACAATTACATATGCAAAGATCTGATACTAGATCAATGTATAGTACTCAAAATCAAAACTCTGGTCCGAGTAATCAGATAAATATACCACCACCTGTTATGCCGAATAGTCTAAAAAACAATCAAGATAATAGATCGACTGATTCATCAGTAAAATATAATCCGAATTTAGATAAAATACTGAACAAAAAAATCACCAATGATACTAAAAGTATAATCAGTGATTTATCAGAAGATTTAGATATGTCTATTGATAGTAGAGGTAATAAAAAACCAAGCACGGGTAGAGGCCGTGGTCGTCCTAGAAAAAACAGAATAACTGTTAATACTTAATAAATTTATTATGATTAATAATAATCTATCATAATAAAACAAAAAAACAAAAAAACAAAAAAAACAAAAAAAACAAAAAAAACAAAAAAAACAAAAAAAAATTGATTATTACATATTATAAATGTTGTAAAATATATATAAAAAGTAAGATATCTTATAGCCTGAAAAAAGTTACAATCATATAAAGGTTTTTTAAATTAGTCATTTATCTATATATATTATCGAGAATATGAACAATATAGAAGATAATATTCCCGCATCATCAGATATAAATAACCCCGATAATCAGAATAAAAAACAGAAGAAGAGGGGGAGGCCTAAAAAAATAGTAGTCCCTGATAAAAATAATAAATCTAAACAGAGTAATAAAAGTATTGAAGATGACGAGATAGTATTACGTCTACCGATTACTATTAATGATATTACAAAATACAGTAAAGAACAAGAGATCATAAATACAAATATAATATCATCTAATTCAAATAGTAGCAATATAAAAGTATCAGATATATTTACTATAACTGAATTAACTAACCATGATCAAGAATTAGAACAAGATCAAGATCATCCAATTAATCTAGAATCATCAGATGATCTTGATCATGATCCGGACCTTGATATAGATATTAATCCAGATTTAGACTCGGATCAAGATATTAGTCTTACTAGTATGTCTAGTTCAAGTAAGGCTGGATCAAAAAAAATGAGAATACTAGAAAAAACAATTCACAAACAGAGAGAACAAATTAAAAAATTAAAAGATGATTTAAGAAAAATTAATGATGCTCGTAATGATTTTAATTATATGAACAGTAAAAAGATTACAAAAATAGATTTAGGTTTAATTAATATTATAGATGGCGAACAAGTGATTACTGAATCAACCAATGTTGCATGTTGGTGGGATACTGAACATTTTGATAATCCGCCATGTTTTTTAACTGAAGATCTAATCGATGGAGTATATCATGTATTTGGATGTTTTTGTTCTTTTAACTGTGCTGCTGCATTCAATGAAAATATCGGTGATTATAAAGTATCTCACAGATTTTCTATATTATTGGATCTGTATGAAAAAACACAGAATATTCAAGATAGTAATTATACTATAACCATCGCCCCTAAACCTCTAGTACTGACTAAATTCGGGGGTAATAAAACAATACAAGAATTTAGGACTAACTTTTTAACTACTAATCGTGAAATTAGATATATTATGCCACCAATGAAACCAATCATGCCTTATATTGAAGAAATTGATACTTTTAGGCGAATAATTAATACTAGTACTAATTCTAGTTCTAATGATCATCTTGTTCTAAAAAGAACTAAACCACTCCTGAATAACAAGAGAGATGTTTTATCTAATCTAACTAATAACTAATAACTAATAACTAATAATAAATTAAAATTTTTAATAAAAAATTTTAATTTAATTATTTTAACAGATAAAATCCTTGTAAAAAACTATCACAAATATCATCTTTTTTTTGTTTATCATTTAAATATGTTATCCATTTTTGATCACTATTTATTTTTTCTAACAAAACACTAGTATAATCTACACTTAATATTTTATTGATATCATAACTTTCTTTCTTTATAATTTTCATTATATCTAAATTAATTCCTTCATATTTATTTAATATCCCATCAGTTACATAACTGGTTATTATCTTTTTAACTAATTCATCTAATATATCACCATATCTTTCTATAAATAAATTATCATTGTCATTATTAATACAATTTTTTTTATCTATTTTTAATAAATTAATATACAATAATTTTTTGATCAATATATATACTGGATGATTTTCTTTAATTCTAGATAACAGATCATCGAGATATTTACAATCTACTTTTAATTTATTTGTAGCAGAGATGAATTTAACTGTATTAATTTTTTTAAATACAAAATAACTGAATAAGAAAGTAGCCACAGTTTTCATAATTGGATTTTTTAGTGCGGGTTGATTTTCTATATATACAGTATCTATTTCTATATTTGATATATTTAGATTTTCTAGTTTTTCGAACATGAGTAGAGCAAGTTGTTGTGGATCAGTTTTCAATGAATTTAATTTTTTTACTGGTTTTAGAGCTAATCTGTTTTTTTCATCTTGTATTGTTTTTCTTAGATGTATTCTACAAAGATTAACACCAGATTTATTAATATTAGTTCTTTTATTACAGATATTATTTGTTATAGGATGTTTAAACTCGCACAGATTTATAGTAAGACCTTCATTATAAGATTCATCGATTATTGGTTTATACTGAGATTTATGTGTTCCACAGTAATAATCATCATTTAGATAGTATGTTGCATTTTTACCACATATTTTTTTAGTTTTAGTGATGATACATGTGCATTTATATCTTTTTGATTGTAATAAATCAATACTACCCCAGTCTAATATTTTAATATTGTCTTGTTCTAGTGTTTTTTCTAGATAACAATAAGCTAGATTTTTAATACCGACATCCCAAGATAATATTTTCATATTTATAATTTATACTAGTATTATGATGATAATTCGTATTTTTTCTTAAGTGTCTTTTTGTGAGAGCTAGTATTTGTACTTTCACTAATACTTTCACTAGAACTAGTTAAAACAGGTAATTTATGTGAGCTATAATTAGATATGCTAGTTATATCAGTTGATGTATCTGTAATATATCCGGCAGTTTGATTTAAATAAGTGTCTACACTAACAGTATCAGATATATTAGGTAGATAATCACTATCATACAACATATTATGAATATTTAATAATTTATAATTGATATCAGATGTTTTGTTATTAAACAGGTTAGAATTAACAGATATACTTTCTGATATATTTTTTTTATCTCCTCCTATTTTTATATTATCAGACAATACATTATAACCATCATCATATTTAGGTATTTGATCGTATTTTATAAAGATATTCTTGTTCATATAATTATAATTCATAAAATAATAATTATATTAATTATCAAATATTTTATCTTTTTTATCTAGAAACTCGCCTAATTCTCTTTTATTAGTTATATGACTAGTGTCATTTTGTTTAATTGCATTAATATCGCATTTATGTAATTTAATACTACCTACTTCATAATCATCGAATGCTTCACATGTATAAGGTACGAACTGTTTAATAATATCGAAGATTGCATTTGCATAATCTCTAACTTCTTTTTGAGCGTGCATATCTGATCTAAGTTTAATAAAATGTAATAAGTTATGTAAATCTATCTTCCAGTACCACTCTGTATAAATAGAAACAGGTAGTCCGATACGTGCTAGTTCTCTAGAAACACCTAGATCAATTAATTCTTTATAATCAGTGTATAGACTTTCTGATTTATCAAGGTAGGCATAAAACTTATTGATAATATCAGGATCAGTAATTAATTCACCGGATCCTTGTTTATTATCTTTAGATTGAAAATATATAGAAGATGGACGATAAAAAGTATCTTGTAATTGAGTATATCTGGCCGATATTTCATTTAGTGATGCAGTACGATGTCTAACTACTTGTCTAGCTACAAAAAGGGGTAACTTCCAATGAAAAGTAAATTCAATCATTTCAAAGGGAGATGTATGTTTATTTCTGAATAGATATCTAATTAATTCGCGATCACCTCTAGGAGTAGATTTAGTATCGATATTACCGTATGATACTCTAGCGGCTCTAGTGATAGCAGAATCACATGTTTGATTTTGTAATAATACTCTAGGCATAATATCCACTAAACGGATAAATCCATCATTAAGAACAGGGATATTAGTGATTTTGTTTTCTAAGATATCTGACATTTTTGATTATTATACAAAAGTATGATAATCAAGTAATATGTTATATTTATATCAATTTTTTTTATAATAAAAAAATTGATAAATTACTCGTTTATCGAGATTACTTTAATATATAACGATATTTATATATTACTATCAGATGGATATCCCGAAAAATTATAATTATAATATAGATCAGGTGATTATTAATAAATACTTGCCATATTTAGATCTAGTCGGACTACCATCGGATGTAACTATATCTACGATTACACTGACATGTAATTTTAATACAGAGTTTATAATCAAGAATATTAGTAAATACTTGAAACAGTATAGCTTACCAGAAAAGAAGAAACGTAACAAAAATCAAAAAAGAAAAAAATTCTATAATCAGGAGACTCTAATATATAGATCAGAAGTATTAAATAATAAGATAAATGTAAAGATATTTAAAAATGGATCATTACAGATTACAGGATCGAAGAGTCTAGAAAATTTCCTAGAGATTATGATTAGAGTATGTGATCAGTTAAAAAATATAAAGATAATATATAAAAATGATTCAGTATTAACTAAAAATTTTGCGGTTGATCCTGAACAAGTAGATATTATGAAGATTAATAATATTAAGATACAATTGATTAATAGTAATTATACTGTTAATTTTAATGTTGATAGACCAAAATTAGATAATTTGTTAAAAATAAATAATTATAATTCTTCTTTTGAACCATGGTTTCATGCGGCAGTAAAGATTAAATACGATGTAGGAGATAATCGTAAAGTGTCAGTATTTATCTTCGAAAAAGGCGCAATAATTATTACTGGATCTAATAACAAATATGATTTAATTAAAGCATATAATTTTATTAATGAGTTTTTGTTTCAAAATTTCAAGGAGATATTATCAAGTAGTCTAGAGGATTATATTAACTGTCCTGAGATTATTGAATTATTACAGAGACATAGTATATAACAATCAATTATATAATTATTAATAAATAATTATATAATCATTTCATCGGTATATAATCAGTTGCTTTATGTTGAGTATTATTAATATATGGATTATTCTTCAAAGAATCAGTAATACACAGATCAAATCTAAAATCTTGTTCTGGTAGTTTATGTGGTTCTCTAGTATAATTAGTTGGTAGACACTGTAGAGGCCGTTGTCCGATCATTGTTCCATATATATCACGATTTATTTGAATAGGATCCTTTAGATTCATCATAGTATGTTCATAAGTAGGAGTTTTATTATAATTACATGTAGTCGGTGCTCCGCTATCTCTAACAGTTATTAATTTTTCTTTACTATCATTCATCATCATGTTCATTACGTCTGCACGATTTCTTGTTTTATATCCTTCATGTAAATTAGCTGGAGGTTGTATAGTTTTATTTTCTGTTAAATTTCTCAGAGTGATCGGCATTACTATACCGCCATGTTCTGCGATATATCCTCCTTTTAATTTATCAAAAGTGTATGATGGATTAAGATAACTATTATTCTCAGTTAGATTTCTCATAGTATTATCAGGGACTGCATTATTATAATCAAATCCGACACCTTTTTTGAAACTAGTTCCGGCCGGATTTAACTGAGTGACATTTTCATGATAATTTCTCATATTATTATCTGGCACTGCATTATTATAATCAAATCCAACTCCTTTTTTGAAACTAGTTCCGGCTGGATTTAATTGAGTAATATTTTCGTGATAATTTCTCATATTATTATCCGGCACTGCATTATTATAATCAAAACTAAATCCTTTTTTGAAACTAGTTCCGGCTGGATTTAATTGAGTCACATTTTCGTGATAATTTCTCATATTATTATCAGGCACGGCATTATTATAATCAAAACTAAATCCTTTTTTGAAACTAGTTCCGGCTGGATTTAATTGAGTAATATTTTCGTGATAATTTCTCATATTCTGATCAGGGATATTTGTCTTATAGTTATAGGCATAAGTTCCAGATCCAGATCCACCATTCATACTAGCATGATTTAAAATATTAAAGTTTTCATGATTATTTCTCATATTTTGATCGGGGATATTAGTCTTATAATCAAAAGCATAAGTACCGGCATTCATATTTGCATGATTAAGTTTTCCGATATTTTCGTGATAATTTCTCATGTTATCGTCTGGGATATTAGTTTTGTAATTAAATGTATAAGTTCCGGCGTTCATATTAGCGTGATTTAATTTTCCATTATTTTCGTGATAATTTCGCATATTATCATCTGGGATATTTGTCTTATAATCAAAAGCATAAGTTCCGGCATTCATATTAGCGTGATTTAATTTTCCGTTATTCTCGTGATAATTTCTCATATTTGCATCCGGGATATTTGTTTTATAATCAAAAGCATAAGTTCCGGCATTCATATTAGCATGATTTAGTTTTCCGTTATTTTCGTGATAATTTCTCATATTATTATCTGGCACGGCATTCTTATAATCATATGCATATGACCCAGAGTTCATATTAGCGGGGTTAATTTGTGTAAATCCTTCATTTGTATTTCTCATAGTTTGATCCGGGACATTATTATTATAATCATATGCGTACTGTTTCCTATAAGATGCATCTGCCGGATTAACTTGTTTAATATTTTCATGAACATTACGCATATTATTGTCTGGAGTTGCATTATTATAATCAAAGGCATAACTGTTAGATCTATTAGTTGCTACTGCTGGATTAAACTGTTTATATTCACCATGAGCATTCCTCATATTGTTATCAGGGATAGCGGTATTATAATCAAACGCCGGTTGAGCTTTTTTATCTACTGATGCGGCTGCACTAAACCACTCAGTCGTTGTCATCTGTCTATTAGTAGAAGGTGCTTCATAATCTCCATAAATAGCTGGAGCTCTATAATAACTCATCGTCTTTACAAGATCACGTGGATCTTGTTCTTTAAATCTATCTGGTCTTCTCTTCGGGACATTTGGTATAATTGGGCGTCTCTCACCTTTCATACCGGGGACTATAACTGATCCATAAGATATTTTTGGTTTATTCGCTGTTCTTAATTCATCAACAGTTGGAGGTAGAACTCGATAAGTATCATTAAACCCTTCTTTAGATACTTCATTATATTTTAGATTTAATCCAGGAGTAGTTCTTATTGGTTGATGTAACAATTCATTTCTTCTCTCTCTACCAGGCATATATCTAGTTGCCATAAAATCAGTCATATTCGGCATTCCATACATCCATGTTAATCCAACATGGGGGTTAAATAACGGTTTTCTCTCTGTTTTAGGACGATATTCTGGATTATTAATAGATCCGCTAAATGTATCAAGTTTTCTCTGATAAACATCAGTAAGTTTTTTTTGAACGACAGAGTCTTGACCAAAACCTTTACCTACTCCACTTTTAAATGCTGGGACCATATTGTTATGAGTCATTGTATTCTCATCAATCACTCCATAAGTCATTGAATCATCTTGTTTAAAAGTTGAATAACATCCTTTTAGAGCAAGATCACGTTCATCTTCAACACGAGATATATCTGAGTATTTACTAAAATTACGTTTAGGGATATTATTAGATGATACTGGATCACCGGGATTATCATATGATAATTCTTGAAACTGAGATAAAAATGAATTGTCTTGATTCTTCTTGATATTGTTTAAAAATTTTTGATTATCTTTTAATTGATTGGCACATTTTAAAAATGCATTCGGATCTGCAAGATCTAAACTTGCTAGACTGGATCTCGATCTATTTGATTTACTAGAATTATTAGAATTATTCGAATTATTAGAATTATTTGAAAATACAGAGTCATTATCAGAGTTACATATACTAGATGAGTTTGATGAATTAGAAAAATGTTCGATCTGATTATAAAAATTAGGGACTATTCCACTTTTACTAGTATCTTGAGTATTATATCTACCTTCTGCCACTTTTTGCATATACTGTTTATCATATACTGATTTTTTTGAACTATAAATATTATTTCCATTTATAGGAGTTCTCTTAATAGTTGTGTTGTGTTTTTTAGGCGGATTATTCTCTCTCTTATTATTCATATAATTGCCTAATGTGGCTAGACCGGCGGTTATATCCATCTGTTATTATAATATATAATAAGATATTATAATAATTTATTATTTTTTTGTTCTTTTACTTGATCTGATTTCTCTTTTATCTGGATTTTTTCTCTTACGATTATTATCTGGAGGATTATCTGGCGGATTGATTGGTGGATTAGTATAATTATAGATACTATTAATCGCACTTAACATACTGAGTATTTTTTCATCTGGATCTGTAATTTCATTTGATATATTATGTTCGAATAGAGTTAAGAATGGAGTGAGTTGACTTAAAAAAAGTCTAATAATCTCTGTAAATAGTTCTCTCTCATTTTTTATATGGTCTAAATCTAACAGATCTATAATACTGATAATTAAACTTAACAATACATCATCTAGTGGTATTTTGATGATAAAATCGGCGGGCATAAATTCAGACTGTTTGTTATACAAAAACATAAAAACTTTACTGATGTAAATTTTGTATCTAGTATTTATATCAACTTTAGTATCATAAAAAATATTTTTATAATCTGGATTTTCATATAATAAAATCATTATCGGATCTGTATATTTATAAATTAACTGTTCTAAAAATACTAAAATATTTTCTTGAAAAGATTTATCATGAGTATTTTTAAAGAAGTCTTTATACTCTGTAGAATTTTGTATCTTATACATAATATTAATACTAGAGAGTATATTAGACGAATAGTTTAGGATATTCATAATATATTTTATTATTATTACGATAAAATATATATTCTTATATATAATTAACAACCGATTAAGCTTTTTCTATCCGCAGGTCTAAAATTAGGTAGAGATTTATCAACGATCATTCTGGGGATTTTTTCTTTATAGTTATCTTTAGCTTCTAATTTAGTGTTAGTACTAAAATCATAAAAGATATTTAATTGGGGATTTCTATCTAAGTTGTAAAATCTATTTATATTAACACCACGATAATTGATAGGTGGATTAGTTAGATGAGTTGAAACTGGATCTAGAAAATCATTACAGACACGAGCATGATTTAAACTAAAATTGAGTGGATTAACTGGATTAGTGTTACCTCTCTTACTTTTGCTTTGTATAACATTTCTGTTAGATAAGATACTTTCGAGTGATACTAATTTCAATGCATCGGCGTCATTATGAGATGCGACACTAGATACACCCTGAGAGTGAGCTGATCCAGTAGTTGTTCGGGGACCAAAAACAGATAGACATCCGTTACAATTATTAATTTGATTAGTTGATAATCTGTAAGCGAGTGGTCCAACTGATTCAGATACTCGATCATTAAAATAATCAGTATCGTAACCTAATCTAGAACTATGACCAATGAATACACCTGTATTAGGATATGCGGACATTATTAATATATAACTATATAATATAAAAAAATTATGATATATTATATTTTTTTTGATCTAAAATTATGTATATAAATATCTGGATGATATTTTTATTATTTTTTACAGATATTAGCTGATGGCACTCTGTATCCTGGACTGGTTTGTCTCGGGATATTGTTATATACAATACTACAGATACTAGGTTCAATCGGTCGAGGTACGCTTCTATCAAATGTTGATGTGCACATTCCAGACTTTTTACATAAAGGCGAGTATTTAAACTGCGCGCATCTACTCAACGGACGTGTTCTTAATGATATTTCACTTTCGATATCAACTATATTTCCATCTTGTCTAGTCCAAAACTTATCATATATACATTTATTGCAGTTTTCAAACTTACCAAAATATAACTGATGTCCTAGGACTGATGTGCTCTCGTAAATTCGATTGCTAGTCTCACAATTATCATATAGAGTTTGATTCATGGATCCAGATCCTACTTGCATTTTTTAATATATATATTAGATGATAAAAAAAATATTACTGATTATTAATATTTTTTTACTAAACAACTATTATCTTTTGAAACTTGAAAATTAATCTCTGTATAACAAATCTATTAATTATATCCTGATTGTTACTAAAATCTGTATGTCTTCCAATCGGATATATTATTTTACCTAATAGACATTTATCATTAGAACTAGTCCAATCGAATAAATTTATTATCAAGTTATCTCCCGTAAATCCCTCTGCTTTAACTAATTTATATGTTACTCCTGGATCGTTATTTGTTATCAGATAATCCATTTTAACTACTTGATACGGACTTGATATTCTTTTTATTATATTGTATATCTTAAACTTACTGTTAGGATTTCCATCGATGTCTTCAGTATATTCCGGATATCCAAATATCCATTTATTATCACTAGATATTATGATTTCATATACTATATCAGTATTTTTTATACTTATACAAGGACATCCAATATAATTTATAGGCTCTATATATATTTTTGAATATTCTGTATTGATCTCTTTTCCAGATAAACTAATACTACTTATTATAGTATTTACACAATGATTATCTCCATTTTCTAGAGATAACAACTCATATGTAATACTAAAAGAATCATTCGGATATATCTGCGAGTCACATGGGACTAATATCTCTCCAGTTGTCATAATATGATCAGATGCATTATATCCATCGACTACTAATATACTTTTACAATCTTGATTAACTATTATATTTCTTAATCCATATTTACAGATTCCAGTGATTAATAATTCTTTTATAGATAGATTTTTAACGAGTTGTTCAGTTTTATTCTTGACTATTACTTCTATCAGTATATTCTGTTTGTTAGAATATACTCTATTAATAATATTAGTATGTATGATATCTAATACATCATCACTCTTGTTAGTTTTTTTGCATATATAACAGTTTTTATATTCCGGACATAATATTCCAGTTTGTTCTAATTTACAAGATCTATAACTCATAATATAATAATATAATAAAATATTCTAATAGATTTCTCTTTTATACTGGCGAGAGCTTACTGATTTATTATCTAATCTAGTCGATGCTCCGCCTCTAGACCATGCTTCAACAGAGTTATCGGCATTTTGAAAGTTAGGATCTATATATGAAAAGTAATGAGATTCTGGATTTCTATATCCGTATGATTTACGAGTATGATGTGGCATACCTCTAATTAATTCTGTCTCATAATCAGTATCTTTAATCGGTTGAATAGAACATCCTGATCCAACTCCAAAATCTTTATTATATTCTTGATAATTATCCTTAAGATTATCTAATCCATAATCTAAATATTTTTTTGATTTATCATATTTATCTGATCTTTTTTTTTCGAGTGATTCTATTTTAAACTGTGATGTATATTTATCTTGATCTGTATTCTCATATCCTGCAACATTCACTCCACTCATCCTAGGATCTGTTCTAGGATTAAAACTACTTGTATTCAAATCAAATCCAGTAATAGTTTGTTTAGCTAGATCACGACCATCTAATATATTATCTATCTGTCTAGGTTGATCTTGATAATAAGTGTTATCTGTAAAATCATCTGGCACGAACATCCCTAAATTAGGAGGTAGTTGATTATCTTTTTTATTGATTTTCTTAACCCGTGGATCGTTATCTCTATAACTTTTAGACGGAAAATTATTAGTAATTTTTTTTTTCTTCTCGAATTTTTCTAACTGTTCATTAGTATATATGTTTCTATTACCAGAAAAGTAAGATCTCAACAATCTTCTATCACTATCAGTGATCTGATATTCTTTTTCGAGAGATATACTAGGATCAATATTATATTCACGATAGTATTTTTTTTTCTTAAGATATTCAGTTAGACGAGGTTCAAGAAAAATATTATCATTACAAATATTACCTGCTGAACTAACAACACGATTATTAAATGAAAACTCTGGATCAATGAAAGAACTAAAACGATGAGTTGGATATTTATTTTTATTATTTATAGGTTGATACATATAATTATAATTATAAATTTTTTTTATAGTCTGATCATATATGGATGATTTAGAATTTACTCCAGATGAGATAGCAGAATATTTATTTTCAAATCAACCAGGTCCATCATGTTCAAATCAAATGGTCGCATCTTTATTTTTAGATAATAATGATTCAAATGATGATTTAGATGAAGATATTAAAACAACAGATTTATTTGAAATATTAATAAATATATTATTGAAGGGGTTAGATATATTATCTGGTGGATTAGATAATTTTGATATGAAGAATATTACTCCAGAAGTAATTTTAAATACAAATCCATGGTTTAATAGTATTGGATTTAATGTTAGAGTAAATGTACATGAAAAAATTAATAGAGATGAGTATGGCGATTATTATTGTCGAGTAATTATTAAAGATGAATTACATAAAAATTATTTTGAAATATGTAAGATTAATATTAATTATCATTTTTTCTTAAACGGTAGTTTTATTATGAAGGATGGATGTCGATTAGAAAATTTATTTATGTTATATATCAGAGATCCCGATACAGTATATACTATCGGATTTGATCATATTTTATAATAAAATACATATCTTTTTTATAAATTATTATTTACAAAAAAGAAAGATCGATTGGCATTATTAAGAAATATGCATCGAAGTCCATCTAGATAAATAAAATATCTTGATGATGCGTCGATAAATCGATGCACTTTCTTCTCCGATCAATGAAAATCTTGACAGATTTTTCCATTTTTTGTTTGTTTTCATCATTCAACTCTTCGAATGACAACAACAAAAAACAGATGAACCTGTTAAATCTTTTTTTGAACCGATCGGTGGTTGATGTAAAGTTCTCGTTGGAGTCATTCAACGTGGATAACTCGCGCATGATCAAGTTCATCAACTCCACAATCTCGAACTGTTTCATGTCCACAATGTCCTGACGACACGGGATATGACGTGAACTCAGAGGTTGATCGGCGAATTTGATTTGGTTGAAAATCTTGCTCGACATTTTCTACTAATATGACTAATATGACTAATAT